AATATCAAAACCAGTGGCATTAAGGACTGACAGTGTTGTGTCTGTGGCAGAAAAAGTTGTTGCTGTAAATGTTGCAGTGTCGATTGCATTCTTCAATGCAGAGTTATCTGCACGGACTACCTTTACTGTACCACCGTACAGCATAAATTGTGCGATACTAAACCAATACTCAAAGTTTTGGTCATTGGGTTCACCGAATACTTCGATGAGTTGTCTTTCGGAAGAAATGTTAATGATTTCTTCGACGGGTCCTTGGGAAAAAGTTCCAACAAGAGCGCCAACGTTATCGATCGTTGCGTTAATTGTGTTGGTAAGATCTCTTTCCTGGACCAATACACCTGGTGAAATTTGTGTGTTGGCCATCTTTACTTGTTCTCCTGATAAGTTCAGTGGATGCTATTATTATTTAGAAAAATCCACTTCTCTACTGGGGAAACGTGACGTGAACATACTACCAGTCAGGGTATTCGTACCTTGTGCTGTCTATAATTCTTGAATTAGATACTCTTTTTATAGTACACATTTTACATTCATATGAATATGCACTAGGGAGGTGTCCTCTATCTCTTCTAGTCAAGTAAAAGTTATCTAATAAATCTTTTGTAGTATTACATACCCTACATTTTCGTTGAGTTAGTAATAGATGTTCTAGTTCAAACTCATCTTCTAAATTCATCTATAATCCCACATGTATGCCATATCACCATATTCATCAACATGCCATCTATCACCATCATTATCTACAAATGATTCTGGTTCAGTCCCATCATCAATAAAACCAAATGGTGCCATGTCTGCTTCGATTGCTTCCTTCTGCTCCATGTACATCCTATGTCGTACATCATTATCATGCAGTTCTCTGAAATAATCTGATGTTGCTAACCATGAGAACATCACTAAGCACATAGCAAGGTCATCGTTACAACCATCTTCTGCTTCCCATGCCTGACCTTTCTGAATAAAGGTAGTCAATTCTGCAATCACATCATAGTCTGATAGTAATAGTTTATCATCTTCAATCAATGCTTTAAGGTTAGAGCATCCTGTCTTCTTAACTGTGGTGGACATCTTCACACCCATCTGTGTTTTATTACCAGAGAATCCTTGACCCACGACTTGACCTGCTCTACCTCTCATAGCGCACATCAATAAGTTATCATACTCCAAATCAAACTGTAAAATGTCTGCTACCTGACCACCAATATCATTGACCTCACAGAGCACGTAGGCGTGGTTGTACGCCGTGGCAACCTGATGAATGATGTTTGGGAACAACAGAGGTTTAATAGTATTATTTTTATACTTACCTACCATTCTATATGGAATTGTGGTAGTGTCGAGAATTACAAATGCTGAGTAGTCTTTACTTACTCCACGCGCAACGTCAACAGTAATTACATATTGATGATCTTCTTGTGCTGCCTCAAATATATCTAAACCTTTATTTCTCTGAATAGGTTCCTCATAGACCATGGTACGAAGTTTAGAAGCAGAGATAAGAGTATCAACAGATCCTAGGAACTCGCATTCAAACTCAACTCGAAACTGTTCTTCGGATGTGTTCTTAATTGTTTGTTCTTTCCAGACATCATCCCTACCTGGAACTTCCGACCAGTGAACTTCTGTGGTTGTATATTCGTTCTTACCTCTCTCAGCATCATGCCAGAGTTTATAGAACATATTCATCCCGTGTGGGGTGGAGATGATAATTACCTTTGTGCTTTTACCAGAAGATATAGTAGGATAGACAGATGAAAAGAACTGATCAGCAATGTGGTTCGGAATAAACGCGAATTCGTCCAGAAATATGACATTAAAAGACATGCCCCTAACGGCACTAGCGGAAGTAGAGGCAGCCATGATTTTACTGCCGTTTTCCAATTCGAGACTACCCCTGTTCCACTGGGAGATACCTTGCTGCATCCATTTGGGGAGGTTTTCATAACTTAGTTGTAATCGTTGTAGCATCTCGCGAGCAGTCGCTGCCTTGTTAGCAAGGATTGCTACATTAACATTGTCGTTAAACAAAACATACCACAACAAGTATGAGGTAACGATGGTAGACTTACCCGACTGTCGTGGTAGTTTTGCGATGTTAAATCGTTCAGCATGAAACTTCCTGGTCATATCAACCTGGAAGTCATACATGGTAAATGGGATCAGACCTTTGTCAAGTGAGATAATCTTGATATATTCTTTGATAAAATATACAGGATCTTGACTACACTTTACATATTCTTCAACCTGTTCTGGTGTAAATGCCTGAGAGACATTTGCTTTTTTTAGATTAGGATTACCAAGATAGATCTGATCTGAACTCATTACTCCACATGCACAGTGCCGATCATGCCAGCTCCCTTATGGGGGCCACACCAATATGTATAATCACCAGCATCAGCAAATACAACATCTTGGGTTTCACCAGGAACAAACAATAGTGCTTCTCGTGAAAGATCTGGACGACCTTCAACAATAATATTGTGAGGAGGTAGTGCTTCATTGATGAAGTGAACAGTGTCACCAGCAGAGATAGTAATTTCTGCTGGATCAAATGCTAGGTTTCCGCCACCACCCATAGTGACATCTACTGCCCAGGCAGGGGCAGCAAGGAAAAGTGTAGCAAGTAGTGCAAAAAAGTATTTCATTAAAATAAGTGCTCCAATAATTAATCTACCAACGTACCGTGTGCTCTACGAATCTCTTTCAGTGCTTCGAGATTCATATCTTTTGTCCCCCCATCATATGCGTGAGCATATCCTTCTGCGATCATTTGCTCGTTAAGGGACACACTGTCGTCCCCAATGTAAAGCCAACCCAGAAGACGCCCGTATTTGCCAGTGCCACCAACAAGTTCAGTCCTAACAGACAACTCATCATCACCAGCCAACGTGCCTTCGAGTTTCTCTTTGAGCCAGTTTGTTGCGTCGATTCCAAGTGCTTTCTCCTCTAAGTTTTTGGTTCGCTTCTCTGGTGTATCAACTCCTGCAACTCTAACTCTTTCTTTCTTATATAGGTCAAACCCCAAGTCAATAGTAACATCAATAGTATCTCCATCAAGAACCCTATTGATCTCCGTCACTCGGAAGTTGTAGCAGGACTTCCTGCTCGGCGGTGTCATTGCTCCCATCTTCTAACTCTGCAAATGCTTGTCTTAGTATGTATATGACTACAAACAGTGCCATTGCAAGTGCAAGTATTACACATATAATTACTGACCACACAGGATCAGTTACATTATCGAGAGGACGTAATATAAGATTCATTAGTTTTCAAATTTGTATTCTAGGATCATACGATATAAAGAATCTCTTAAATAAAAAAGATGTTCTTGTTCATTAGGATCACCACCTGACCAAAGTTTAATTTTTTGGGTTACACAATTATGTAGAAGATAAATGTCTTTTATTGTCAAATCTACTGTGTAATCGTATTCTCCGTTCATTTCTTAACAGTCCAGGCGAACTCCATTCCTATTGTAAGTAATAAAATAAATGTAAATACAAATAAAGCACTCATGATGGTTTAGAATAACGACTAGGTATAATTTGATATGACATTTTATCTCTTAATTTATCAATACACTCATCATTATATTGTTGAAAGTTTCCTTTCTTCTCAACTTTCTTATAGTAGTGTAGCGCGTTGAGGATGATTGTATAATCCTCCATAGTAAGTTCAAATTTCATTTATGACTCTTAGTGAACGGTTGCCAATGTTGCCAACTGTAATGATGTACTGCCCACATACCAAGAATGGGGACGAAGACTAGGCACCATGCCATTAGTCCCAAACCGTATGGGTTGTTTAATACTGTTCCACAAAACCTAGCAAACTGTAAAATCATTGCTCTTTCTCCCGAAGTTCTTTTATACGAGAACGGAGAGAGTGCATAAGTTCTTTATGCTGTTCTCTCTCCTCTTTGGTTAATGGTCCGACTCTTTTATTCAGTCGCGGCATTTTTTCTTGCCTTATCTTCTAATTGATTTATACCTGAAAATCTTTGTTCCCATGTATCACCTCCTTCGATTCCTCGTATAGGATTAATACAATCTACATCCCCTAGGGTATTACATACCAGACCTGCAAGATCTAGTTCACTACCCATAGCACCTGTTGACCAACGGTGTACACCATTAATCCAAGTAGCACCACATTTAGGACATTCTTTTCTCTCAATTTTGAGATCCGACAGTTCCTTATCGTTGGTCATCTTTTTTCAATTCCTTAATTAGTTTTGAATAATCCCCTAAATTTTTGCTTAATTGATTTTTTATTTTTCTTTTAAAAAAATATAATTTAATTTTAACAATACTGTATCTAATATATATATCAATAAATGCAAAGAGTCGGATGGTTTCTTCGGTGCCAGCATAACATATAAGGCAAATTAAGACACCGAAAGTGACATAGAATCCTAACATTTCCACTTTCTCAATGCAAGCGCCTTCCGAGTTGGTTTACCTTTCTCATCTTTCATAGGACCTTTGTTGCCACCCATACGAGCACAGAATGATCTCTTACGAGGACCACCCTCAGGTTGAGGTGCTTTCAGATCAGAACCAGGATTCTCACGTTCATAAGACTTACGCCCTTTCTCGTTTAATCCACCTTCTTTGTTCTTACCTTCCTTGCGCTGCCATGCACTTTCTTTCATGCTCATGTCCTGAGACGTATCCTTCTTCTGCACTGACTTCATTTGCAGTTGCAGTTTCTGACGATTAAGCATAAGTTGCTTTCTTTGAAGTTGCTGCTTCTTATTAGCAGTAGCATCTTCTTTTACAACTTTATCTGCTTTCTTTTGTTCACAAGTTTTTTGCACACAAGAACCACACTTATTGCAGTAACTAGTTCCCTCAGGACAATTCTTTGCCTCGAAAATATATTCCTTAAAAGTAATCATGTTGATTTCTTAGGGCAGTTCTCTTCATGCTTATCAATCCACGACTTGGGTCGTTGATGATTACGTGGGGATGTTAACCCACAGTATTCGCATTTGTATGTTCCATTTTCTAATTTTTCAGACATCTTTACTCTCCTCAGTACAAAATTGATTAAATGACATCACACCTTCACCAAGACCCAACTTACGCTTGATCTTAGATCCCAGACCTTCCTTCTTAGGAGGTGACATCTTTGCACCTGCTTTCTGCAAACGCTCACTAGCAGTGCTACCACTTGACTTATAGGAAGACTTCTGACGCTTGGAATAGTCCATGTAGGACTCACCAGGAAGCAGTTTCTTAGAGTCTGCTTTGGGTTTTGGTTTGGAACTAGCACCATCTTCGCGGGCACGTTGATTAGCACCAGGACCACCCAACTTACGATCCTTCTCGGGATCTGGATGCCACATGTCAGCACGCTCATTAATCACCCCTTCGCTTTTGAGACGAGCAGCACGCTTGGCCTTTGCCTTTGCAAGGATCCTTGCACGAGCGTCGTCCTGTTCTTTCTTAGGGATAGGAGTTACAGCACCAACCTTCTGATCAATATCACCAGGGGCATATCCCTCAGTCTT